GGGCCGTCGTCTGTGAATACATAGACGAAACCGGTTCCGCTGGGGTAGCCGCTTGGGCATCGGACGACCCGTCCTGGCGAATCTCAGGGCTACTGTCCACCGCTGAAACCATGCTCGCCGTAGACGAGTATGACGATGAAGACATAGAAGAGGACGACTGATGGAAGACGATATCTGGGACTTCCTGGGCTACGTCGAATACGACGAGGACTAGCCCCTTGCCCTTCCACCCCGGTTGCCATACCCTGAGTGGGTAAACCCCGGAGCGGGAGGTGGTGTGTTACCGGACCTGTCGGCGGCAGCGTGCCGTGGAGCCGATCCGGGGCTCTTCGATGACACGACCTTCCCCGACGCCTTTATCGCGCTCTCATACTGTGAAAACTGCCAGGTTACTGACCTGTGCATGGAAACCGTGCGCCCATCCAAGAGCGGTTTCGATGGGATAGCGGGCGGGATAGTGTGGCGCAACGGGTACAAGGTCCGTAAAGATAACTCCACACGGGGTGACAAGTTTAGAAGGGGAGAGCGTGAATAACCCGTTCAAGGGTGATGAGCCCTGCACCCAAGTTGACCCGGGCATGTTCGACATGGATCACAGCACTACACGATGGGAAGTGGCTGCGCTCCGCAAGGTGTGTGAGCCGTGCATTGTGCGTGAGGCGTGTAGGGACTATGCGATTGAGAATGCCCTGCCTGGATTCTGGGGCGGGATGACAGCAGCAGACCGTAAACGACTAAAGCAATCACGAAGAAGGGAAACATCTAATGTCAGTTAATCTCACGATTGAGGGAAACCTTGGGGGCGACCCCGTTATCCGCTTCACCCAAGGCGGCAAGTCTGTCGCATCTTTCAGCATGGTCACCTCCAAGAAGAACCGCAACGCTGACGGCTCTTGGGGTGAAGACACGGAAGAGACATGGTACGACGTTACGTGCTGGGACACGCTCGGGGAGAACGTCACCGAATCGCTCCGTAAGGGGCATTCCGTGATCGTGACCGGTCGCCTGTACATGGACCGGTACACCGACAAGGAGGGCAATGCCCGTCAGTCTCTGAAGGTGAACGCATACAACGTTGCGCCTTCTCTGCGCCGTCACCGTTGGACCCGTGACGATGCGACCGCCCCGGCTGCTGCTGCGGTGGATAACCCGTGGGGCGCTGCCCCGGCTCAGGACGACATTCCCCCGTTCTAGGGAGGAGGTGATTCGGATGATGATGATCGCTGATGTTGACAGTAAGTGTTCTGACTGCCGCCATTTGGCTGCGGAGCATGACACGGTGATGGGCTGCCGCCACGGGTTTATGGAGCGTGGTGAGCGGTATGAGTGTGTCTGCCACCATTACACGGCCTAGCCCCCCGTTGTGGTAAACTGGGGGTAGACCACAATAGGGAGGGAGTACCATGACAGTCGCACTATCTATTATCGGCGGCTGGGCCTTCATCGCCTTAGCCATTTGGATTATGGCTAGGGAGTCACGATGAAACTCACCCGCAGAGGCAAGACAGTCCGAGATGTGGCGTTAGCGACCCTGCTGACCATCCCGCTCGCGTTTGCCGCGTCCCTGGACGCCGACGCCGCACCCCCGCCACCGGTACAGCAATCTGTACAAGACGCACGGGCCGCACTAGACAAGAAACCGCAATGGCGCTGCAATGACCGCGCCGCCAGGATTCTGCACCGGGCCGGATTCACCGGGTGGTCGCACAAGATGGCCTGGGCTATTACCTATCGCGAATCAAAGCATCAGAACCTTGGGGCAGATTCACCCTGGTTTAGTGGAGCGTATGGGATTTGGCAGGTACAAGCCTCCGCCCATTCCGGTAAGCCGTGGTGGTCAATGTCCGCCATGATGGACCCCTACCTACAGTCCCGCATCGTCTACAAGCACATGACCAATAAGGGCAAGTATTGGGTTCCCTGGGGGCTCAACCCTGACGGTTCGCTAAACGCCTCACACTACGGAGGGTGGTCATCCTGGCAGCATGAAAACTGGATCATGGCAGGGTTCCGCACCGGCCTATCCCTCTACCCTTGCAAGACCACACCACCCAAGAAGTCACGGGTACACTAACCTCAGGGGCTTACCGCCCATGAACTTCTAGCGCCGGGAGAGACATGGCACCTAGACCTGACCTCACGGAACTGGGGTCCACCGGTCTACGGCGCTCTTCCGGGTACGTCTACGAAGAGTTCCTTACCCAACTCCGGGGCCGTCTTGGGGCCAAGACGTACCGGGAGATGGCGGACAATGATCCCGTCATCGGCTCTTTCCTGTATGCGATTGAGAAGATCATTACCCGCCTTGAGTGGCGTGTGGACCCGTTCAACGAACTAGGTGCTGCGGACGAGCCCGAAGAGGTTGACATTGAGGCAGCCCGGTTTGTTGAGGAGTGCCTTAACGACATGAGCGATTCGTGGGATTCCACGCTCGCGTCGATTCTGTCTTTCATCGTGTTCGGGTGGTCATGGCACGAAATCGTGTACAAGATGCGCGGCGGGCCAGACGAGACTGATCCCACTAAGCGTTCCCGCTACTCTGACGGCAAGGTCGGCTGGCGTAAGTGGCCCATCCGCGCTCAGGAAACGTGGATGAAGTGGGAGTTCGATGTTGACGGCGGCATTCAGGCGTACACACAGTACGACCCCTCCGGTGGCGGTATGCACACGATTCCCGTGGAGAAGAGCCTGCTGTTCCGCACCACCACGCAGAAGAATAACCCTGAGGGCCGTTCCCTTCTCCGCAATGCTTACCGGTCTTGGTACTTCAAGCGCCGCATTGAGGAGATTGAGGCTATCGGCATTGAGCGTGACCTTGCCGGTCTGCCGGTAGCGCACGTTCCCCCGGAGTACCTCTCGTCGTCGGCTACGCCGGAGCAGGCAAGTGTGCTGAACGCGGTCAAGGAAATCGTCACCTCCATTAAGCGCAATGAGAATGAGGGCGTCATCTTCCCCGTCGTCTATGACGAGTCGGGGCATGAGATGTTTAAGTTGTCGCTGCTGTCGTCGGGTGGGTCGCGCCAGTTCGATACGGACAAGATCATCACCCGCTATGACAACCGTATCGCTACCACGGTTGTGTCTGACTTCATTCTGTTGGGCCAGGATCGCGTGGGTTCATTCGCGCTGGGCGCGACCAAGATGGACTTGTGGACGATGGCGGTGGACAGCCTGTGCAAGACCATCGCTGACACCGTTAACGCCCATGCGATCCCTCGCCTGCTGCGCTTGAACGGCATGGACACGGCACGCTGCCCGTCGCTTGCTTACTCTGAGGTGTCCCATGTTGACCTCACAGAGATTGCCGATTTCGTGTCCAAGATGACTCAGGCCGGTGTGCTTGTGCCTGACCCGGCGCTTGAGGATCATTTGCGTGATCTTGCTGGGCTGCCTCCGGCTACGCATTCGGCTACGGACGCGGGCGCGGATGGCATGAGCGAGGACGATCAGAAGGCGCTGCTTGCGTTGCCTCCGGCTCAGCGGATGCTCGCGGAGCGCACCGGCATCATCCCTAACCCTCCGGCTTTCCCGGGCGGCTCAGCGCCGTTCGGCGGAGGTAAGGGTGGGGATGAGAAGACGCCCCCGGCGGCTGCACAAGACGCTGAGGAGTAGGCGTGGGCCTGGTTATCGGGGGCCGCTCAGTCGGCGGCTCCCCACCCGCCACCCCACTCAGCCCACTTGAGAAGCGGCTAGTTGACAGGCTTGCCGCCACGATGCGATCCGCTAGCCGCACCGTCAACATCGCTGATGTTGAGGCCGCTATCCGGTCCCTTGACCCGGATGCCCTGAACAGGGTGCTGGCAGAGATCACCATTTCGGGTTCGGGTCAGCGCCTAGACGATGTTCTGCGGGGCGTGTTCCTTGAGTACGGGGACAAGGAGGTTCGCCGCATTCTGCGGGCTGATCCTGCTACGGGTCGGGCTCAGATCATGGACATTGGGGTGCGGCTGCCGTCTGGCATTGTGGTGCCGTCTGATCTTGCCCCGGTGGATGTGTCGGGTATGCAGTTGTCGCCGTTCCAGCAGTTGAATCTTCAGTTCATTGACCCGCGTGCCGTGGACTATGCGCGGATGCGGGCTGCTGATCTTGTGACGAGCATTGACGATGCGAACAGGCTTGCTATCCGGTACATCATCACGGATTCGGTGGCGCAGGGCCGTACGGCGTTGGAGACGGCTGCGCTGCTTGAGAAGGTCATCGGACTGCACCCCCGTTGGGCTAGGGCTGTGGTGAACTTTGATAGGAACACGTATCAGTCGCTGCTGTCTCAGGGCATGAAGGGTCCTGCTGCTAGGGCGCAGACTGACGCGCTCGCGGCACGGTACAGGGACACGCTGATTCGCCGCCGCGCTGAAATGATTGCCCGCACGGAGATTCAGACGGCGCAGAACATGGCGCGTCAGTCGGCGTGGGATGCGGGTTTCCGCACCGGCTATGTGGACCCGGCTTCCACTAAGCGGTGGATGGTTGCCCCTTCCGGTTCCCGTCGCGGCGCTCCGTGTGATGTGTGCGCTGGGCTGAATAAGATGGAGGTGCAATGGAATCAGGCTTTCCCCACGGGCCACATTATGCCTCCGGCGCATCCCCATTGCCGCTGCACGGCTGTGCTTGTGCCGCCGTCGCGTGGGCTTACTGATTTGCCGTCGCAGAACATGGATTATTGGCTGGCTGAGATGGATACGTTCTACGCTGAGCAGGAGGCGTCGGCGTGACTCTCATCTTCCTTGAGCCGGGGATGCGACCGGTTCTGAAGGACCGTAGCGCGGCAGGCCGTAAGGCTGCTTATGCACGCTGGGGCAACAGAAGCAACTACACCCCACCACCACCGACAGAGCCCGGTGTGCCGCTAGATGGCAGCGACCCCACCATGACGGCATTCGCTGACACATGGATCGGAGGAGGTGAACGCCGATACGGCAGCCTTGACGATGTAAGAGGCACTATTCGCGTTCTCACAACCGATGATTCGTGGTATCCGAAAATGGATATGGATTACCGGTCAGGAGGCACCGACGATGCGCGTGTAGTGTTTGACTCCACGAAACACGCGCTTGTGTCTCTTGCCGATGCAGATGTTCCCGCATATCCGCTTTATCGCGGTTTAGGTTTCAGCGAGTTCTCTTTCCGCAAACCAGATTCGCTGCTTACCGAGGGGGCCACGTTTAAGGAAGACCTCGCGTCGTGGACCCCTAACTCTGGGCTTGCACGTGAGTTCTCCACCGGTGAAAGGTTCGGAGGAAAGGTCACCGCAGATGTGCAAGTGGTGATGCGAGTTACTAACGCCCCCGCACTTCCTATCGGTAGGCATTCCACTAGCCGGTGGACTGAGGTTCGTGATGGCGCGGATGAGCATGTCGCTTCCGGTGTGTACCGCGTGGATAAGGTCACTAAGGTGGGGGATTCGCAGTATCAGGTTGACGTATCGTGGCAGGGCTTGTCGTATGACCCTGCTGCGGTTGCGGGTACTGAGTGGACTGGGGTTCCTTCTAGTAGTGACGCCCCTAGTCAGATTGTCCGCAAGGAAGACGACGATCCTTGGGCGCTGTTTGCGGAGCGTATGGGGTTTGTGGCGGAAGCGGTTGAGAAGGCTGACCGTAGTGCGGCGGGACGCAAGGCCGCGCTTGCCCGGTGGGGCAACCGTAGCGGCACAGAAACCAAGGCACCCGCTAAAGAAAGCAAGCCCGCTAAGTCGGATAAGACCCTGAACATCCCTAACGCCGACAAGTCCCGTGAGTTCATTGACAAGCATTACGGGGAGTGGAAGAAGAACCTGCCGGAAGCGCAGGACAAGGCTATGCGCTTCTATCAGTCACCCGGGTATGAACTGATGAACGGCGAACTGCGGGGCCAGAAGGTTGACGCCCCGGAGGCGGACCTGAAGCGGGCACGCAAAGCCACCAAAGACTTGAAGCAAGCAATCGCTGAGTCTCCGCCGCTTGAGC